CTGAAGATGAGACTTGAGCTTCCTGACTTAATCTAAATGACCATTGAGATGATCTTCTTTTTAGGCATGTTACGCATTTTCCACAAGGGTAATTTATTGTTCGGTTTTTACCGTTATAATCTTTATATTCTTGTGTTCTGTTTCCAGGTGTTATGCACTGTGCCATATGTTTTGACTTTTTTAGAGTCTTATTCCGCCTCTAGCTATTCTAAAGGAATTGTATTTATTGCTTTTCTTTTTTTGAAGTTTTAGTCTTTTTTTAAAGCCTATGCTTCGCATTTTTTTTATTGGTTTTCTTTTACTGTAAGGCATAATTTCTATTTTTAAATTGTTGGTGTTCCAAAGTATACCATTGGTCTTGTTGCCATGATATTGTTATGTAAATAGACATATAGGTTTTCTGCGTCTTGATTGACTGCAAAAACTCTTTCTACGTCTGTGTTATCCATTTCTATAAAGTCTTTGTTTAATGATGGTCTTGAGTTAAATATTCTGCCCATGTGCCAGAAATTTAGAGTTGTTCGGAATTCTCCGTGTACTGATGAATTTATGTATTTATACTCTGCGTATCTTGGTGTATATCCAAATACGTCATCGTTTTGTCCGTCTGTTGAATCGAAGTATACTTCTTCGTTATAGATTGGTTGTTCTCCAATTGATTGAAATGCAGGCCAGAAATAATCGAATTTGTCGAATTTCTTCCAAAGTTTTGGTACGCCTTGTTGATATGCTGATTTTGGCATTACTGTCATTAGGCCCATTATGAATCCGTGTTCTTCGCAGAAATATGATACTTTATTGGATGAGCCTACTGCTACTCCGTGTCCAGCCATTGTTGCCTGAGGTGTTGGGTCGGTAGCGTTTGCAGTGTTCGAGGTCTGCAGTACTTCGCTAATGGTTACTGGTGTTGCACTTCCGCCCAGGAACTCAGGTCTTTGTAATCTTGAGTCTGATGATTTTACTCCAAAGTGTGCCATTATGATTTCTATGTATCTTGAACCGCCTCGAGCGTTTCTTTCTAACCATTCTTGTAATCTAAATGCTCTTCTTAAATCGTTAATTGATGATGCTGATGCATCTGATAAATCTGCTACGTGAGTTGATGACATATCTAGGTTAAAATCACCTGTACCTGCTTGTGATAGTACACCAGAAAAAGGTGGTGTACCTGTTATTAAAGCGTCTACTGCTGTTGTAGTACCTGATATTTTTGCACCGCCTTGAGATGCTGGGCTTTTAGCGAATACGAAATCTCCAGGTTCTCCTGGTTGTGGAAAGTTTCCATATACTAATGGTGCTTGTGTTCCTAATGGAATTGTAGCTTCTGGTCCTTTTTGTGTCCATGGTAATGCTGATGTGAAATAGTCATGTTGCCATGCTCGTTTCTGCATTTGTGGGTTTGTTACATCTGTTAAAGTTTGTTCTCCGTTAACTGCTTCTGATGTTAGTTTTACAGGTACCATATTTTGGTCTCTGTAGTAATCATTGTATATTTTATTGTATGCTAGTATTGGTAAAGCATTGAATGTATCTGTTCCTGTTGCTTGTCCTGTTGGTAATCCTAAGTAATCGAGTAGTGAACCTGTTGCTAATGTTGTGTTTGGTTTTATTACTGGGAATGCTGGGTCTGCTAGTCCGTCTTCTCCGCCTGATATAAAGTCTTCCCAGTTACTCCATAATATTCTGTTTGGTACAAAGAAGAAGTGTATATATACGCTTGATTGGTGCATTACTGGTGCGATTAATGGTGCAAACCTTAATAGGTTTGTTGATGATATGTTGAATTTGTCGCCTGGGACGCATTCGTTTATTAATATTGGTGTGATTTCTCCTAATTTCATAGAGAATTTTCTATCGTGTGACAGGTCAAATGTATTTGACGCTGGTTTTGGCATTGCTACTTTGCTAAATATTGACATAGTTAATTGGTTTTAAATTTTTCTTTATATTTTCTTATTATTTCGTCTGCTTTTCCTTGTGAATGATGATCGCTTCCTAGTATAAAATCTTTTAATCTTGTCATTATTCTTAGCCAATAAGGATCGTTTGGTCTAAGTTTTTCTTCTTTTGCAAATTCTTCGTCTAGTTGTTTTAATACTGTATCTGATTTTGATTGTTTATATAGTTCAGCAAGGATATCTACTCGTTTTTGAAATGATTGTGATAATTCTAAAGTATTATACATTTCTTGTAATTTTTTTTCTTTTGCTATAGCTGATTCCATCTGTTTTATTTCTATTGAGCTTTGTTTTGTTCCTTGTATTAGTTCTTTTTGCTCTTTAGTTAAATCGCCGCCCATTTGTGTTTTATATGTATTTGCATTTAAATTGTCTTCTTGTGCTTTTAATAATTGCATTTGTGCAATTGTTTGTGAAGGGTCTTTTATTGCATATGGTGCTGGTTTGGATGGTGCAATTGAACCAGCGGAGCCAGAAGCTCCAGCTGGTGATGACCCATATATAAGATTGGGATTTAATCCTGCATCTTTGAGTCTTTGCATTTGTGCAGCAGGTGTGTTGTATTGGTTTTGCATTTTCCAAAACTCAATGTTTTTTGCATCTGCTTGATTTTGACGTTTTTTTGAACCTATGTTGCTTAGTAGTGAACTGCCTACTCCTAATATTGCTCCTGGTAGTCCTCCTGCTATTCCTGAAAGTAAGTTTCCGAAAAGTGAACGTTTGTCTTGCATTATACTTTTTTAAGTTTAGGTTTCTCGTCTTTTATTATTTCTTGTTGGTCTAACAAGTTTTTTGTTGTTTTAATTGTATCTATGACGCCTTTTATTAAGTCGTCGAAATTTATTAGTCTTAACTGTAGTAAGTCTAGTTGTTGGTGGCAAGCTACGCAGTGCGATAGTACTATTTTTCGTATCGTTTCGTCTTGCTTTTTTTGGTCTTCTGTTTTGAATTCTGTATTTTTAATTTCCATTAGTAAATTATTTTAGTGTTAAAATGAACCATAATATATATTATGCTTCTTATTATTTTTTGAATATAGTGTTTTTTTTTTAATTTTTTGTAATTGAACCTTTTTTTTTTGCCCCTACTCCGTAAACTTCGTATGGTTTTTTTATTTTGGTGTCAATTAGCACTAATATATCAAGTATGATATTAGTGCTTTTAAATTGTTCCAATTTATTTGTCTGCCGACGGCTCCAGAACTGGCGAAGATTGTAAATCTTCTGGACCAGTTGCTGGTATTTTTTTAAGTTTGTCTAAAGCAGCTTGTTTCTCTGCTTTAATTTGTTTATTTAATTCTTTGTTTCTATCCATAAGTTGAGCTTTGTATTCTAACATATCTGTTAAATCATCAAAGCGTGGTATTGGTGTGTCGAAGTATTCTCCTTGGCGTGTTTTTACGCCTAGTGGTATTCCTCTTGTGTGATTGTCTAGTAAATCACGTATTGTTTTTGTTTGGTCTGGTTGAGTCAACTTTTCTGTTGACATTTTTTTTGTTGGTTTTGGTTGTTTTGATAACCAAGTATATACTTTTATAGCTTTTGTTTTCATATTGCAAGTCTTTTAGTTTTTAATTCTCTTTTATGTTTGTTAATGATCTGTCTTATTCTGACAGGTTCTTTTTCCACATATTCCATGTGGTTTAATAAATCTGTATAGATTTTTTTTAATTGATGTTTATCAAATATTTTTTCTTTATAGTATCTAGGCATTGATATGAAATGCCCGTTTTCTTTTTGTATTGCTGTTAATTCTCTGTCTCTATAGAATTTTTTCATTTGTGGTGTAAGGTAGGAGAGTCCCATACCTTTTGACATAAGGGAAAACTCCCTTTGTCTATCATCCCATTTTGTTTGAGGTTTAATGTTATCTTTCATTATGTATCCTGATACATAATTGATTGTTAAATCGTTTGAATGTGTAATCATTGTATGTCCGTGTCCCCATAAATCAGTTATGATTTGGGGTTTTGATATTATTCTGTGTGGTAGGTTAAATACTATGGCGTGGTAATGTGGTCTGAATGTTTGTGTCCCATATTCTCCGCATGCGTAAAATTTTAGTTTATATAAGGGACATTTTTTTCTTAGTCTCTTCATAAAGAGTTGCCAGTCTTTTTTTACAAGTGTTGGGAATCCGTTTTCGGATATTGGTTGGTATGCATATGTTAAAGTAAGAAAGGAAGCTGAAGATGAGACTTGAGCTTCCTGACTTAATCTAAATGACCATTGAGATGATCTTCTTTTTAGGCATGTTACGCATTTTCCACAAGGGTAATTTATTGTTCGGTTTTTACCGTTATAATCTT